TGGAAATGAACAATCTGTAAGATTAACAGGAGTACCAAAACCAATAGTGATAAGGTGTATTGGTCTAATATCATTTGTTGCTAATTCGTTCTTTACTGCTGTCGTTAAACTTCTCGTCATATTCCTCGTAAAATGTTCTAATTATAGTTTCTGTACCTTTTAACATGGTAAAATTAAATTTGCTATCAGGTTTTTTATAGTCTTTTAAATTATTAGTTTTTTCGTCAATCTCATCTTCATTGACAATAGCTGTAGCTTCAAAATCTGCACTAAGTAAATGAGTTATTTTATATTTTTTCACTATAAAGATTCTTCTACATCAAATTCAAATTGATATAATAAAGCACCATCTTTATCTGCACCAGCTACACCAAATTCTTGAATATCATTTGTTAAATGTACTGTAAAAGGAACATTATCATAAGTAACAACAGAGTCATCTGCAAGAGCAGTAATAAGAGGTGGCTCTATTGTAACAGTTGAAGCATTAGATGAAGAAGTAGCATCAGAAACAACCATATAAACTTTATCATGTGAAGCAAATTTTAAAAAATCTCCAGTTTTAAAACGACCAGCACCATCTCCAGCAAATCCATCCATAGCAATCGTTGTGTCTCCTATTGCGTGGACACCATTGACTAATACTGTTCCTGTCTCAGTTCCTCTTGCATCCTCTATTTCAGGTGGAATTATTGTAAAGTTTTCTTTTCCTGATCTTTGCTTAACTATAAATGCCATAAGTTCTCCATACACATCTGACCTTTTGGCAGTTATTATTCTAGCAGTAAAACCAAATCTTTGATTATCAATTTGTCTTGCAAGTTTTTTACCTGATTGAGATTTAGATATAATTGTATTTTGAATAGACTTTATTCCTAAAGTCTCAAACTTAGCATTAGATATTGGAAAAGCACCTGACATTAGATTAAATTTTTACTCCCTCTTTCATTAACTGCGTTATTAATTATTTGTGTAATAGTTCCTCTGTTTCTTACTAATAGATCATCAAAACCACTTGCGTCTAAAGTATTGATGTTGAAATTTACTGTTGTTTGTCCACTAGCTGTACCTCTAGCTGATTGTGTTATTTGACCTGTGCTGTTTGGAACAAATACTTCAGCACCTCTCTCTCCAACTACAACAGGTTGGTTTTTTGATACTGCTCCGCCATTAGCCATAAAAGGTATTCCACTTCCACCACCACCACCACCAATAGCATTTAAAAACATTTGGAGTGCAATTTGTCTTTTTAATTCTGTATTCTGTTTTCTTATTAAATTTTCTTTATTTGCTTCTTTCTCTATTGATATTGCATCTAAAAATTTTTCTATTTGTTTTAAAGCAATTCGTTCAATAGTTTTTGCAACAATATCAACTAATATGCTTTGTGCTAATTCTTTCATTGTCATATTTAATTGTTTTCCAAGAACAAGTGCTTCAGCAAATCCTCTTGATACTCCACTTACACTTTTATTAATTACATCTGTTATATCTTGTGCAATACTTGATTGTTCGTTTTGTTCTTTAATATTTTTTAAAACTTTTTGTCTTGTTGTTAATTCTTCATTTACTTTTGGAATTAATTTTTGTTGTTCGTCAAATATATTTCTATTTGCACCTATTAATCTATCTAATCTTTTTTTTTCTGCTTTCTCTACTGCATCAACTAATTTATGATGTGACTCAAATATATGAAAAGTTTTTTTTGTTTCTTCTTTAACTTTTTTTTGTGTTTTAACAGTTTCTCCTAATGCTCTATTTAATTCAAATTGATTAACAGAACCTTTACCATTTAAAATTAATATTGTTTCTAACTCTTTTTTTTCTTTTTTCAGTTGTTCTATTGATACATCATTTAATTTTACTATATCTTTTATTATTTCAAATTCGCCTTCTAAATTAACTTTTGCTCGTTCTATTTCTATTGTACCAAATGCTAATTGATCATTAATTATTTTTAATCTTGTACTTACATCATCAAGATTTCCTTTATCAATAATTCCAGCTTCTACTTTAGTTTGTTTTACAAAATCATTTACCTTATCAATAATAAAACTAACACCAGCTAAAGCAACTGCACCTTTTTTTCCAAATAAAAAAGCACCAACTAAACCAACTTCTCTGACAAACTCAGGTAAAGCCATAAATCCATCTTTAATGCTTTTTAAAATTGTGCCTATTTTTTGTAATGTTGGTATTAATTCTTTACCTATACTAACTGCACCTGTTACAGCTCCAGCTAAATTTTTTCCTACACTCGTTGCAATTTCATCTAATCTTTCTGCATTGTCTGACAAAAATTTATCTAAATCTCCAAATTGATTTTTTAATTCTTCAAAAAATCCAGCTTCAAGTAAAACTTTTTTAAAGTTAAATATTTTATCGCCAATCATTGAAAGAGTACCAGCGAAAGTTTGTGCTAATTCATCTGTTGCGTCTCCAAATCTTCCACCTTTACCAAATACTTTTTCAAATGCTTGTACTGTTTCTTCTATTGATACTGTTGCTCCAGCTTTAAAGCCAAGCATATTTCTAACACCTTTTTCTCTAAATAAATCTGCCGCACCAATACCAGCACTAAATGATCTTTGTATTTGTTCTGATGCTGTTCTAAAATCTAATCCTGTTACTGCCGCAACATTACCTGTTATCTGCAACATTTTTTGTAGATCATCTGCATTATCTGTAACTGTTGCTAAAATACCTGACCCTGATTGTATTTCTTCTAATGAAAAAGGAACTTTAGATGCAAACTTGACCATATTGTCAAAAGCTTTTGCACCCTCGTTTGTATCTTTAAGTAAAAATTTTAATCTTGTTCTAAGATTTTCTAATTCTTTTCCTGTATTGACTAGATTTCTAACAACTAATCCAGCACCTATACCAACTAATGCACTTTGAACACTAAATATTGATTGTTTTAAAACACCTAATCTTGTTTTTAATACACCAAAAGCTTGTTTAGTTTTGTCTTTTGCTAATATATTAATAACTAAATTTTGTGCCATTATTTATGCCTTGTTTTAATCATAGCCTGTTGGTGTTGTTCAGCTTCTTCAAGTAAATATCCAAGCCAATGATTATATTCCCAAACTTCCATTTTTAAAAGTTCAGATAAAGATATTTTTAGCCTATCAGCGACTATAAGTAAATTTTTTAATTCAGGGTCAGATTTTAGTTTTTTTTTACTTCTTCAGGAGTGATTGCTTTGACCATTTCTGTAGCAACCCTTGAAAGCACATCAGAATCAACTTTGTGCATTAAAGCAATTTTATCTTCTAACGTAAATAACTTGTTGCCATCTTTGTCTAAAGATTTCATTATAAGAATATCAGCAAGAATACTGACATCATTAAGATTGTCAGACTTCCTGAAAAGTTTGTTTTTTTCAGATAAGTTTATTGGATTCCAATATATTATACTTGGATTTCCAGATTCATCTTTCCATTCAGGTACTTCAATATGTTGAACACCAAGAGACTCAAAATGAGATTTTGCTCTGTCAATAAATTTCATACAGTATTATTATACAGTTGCTCTTGTCAATGCTCCTGTACCTTGAAATGTAACAGATCTAGTAGTAATTCCATCTAAAGGAATACTAACACTCATTCCTGTAACAATTCCTGTTCCTGTGAAACTTTCATCTCCTGAAGCATTACCCTCTGGTAACAAAACAAAAGAGATTGAACTTCCAGCAGTTAAAGTTTGTTGTGGAGAGTCAGTTTCATCATAACTCATTTCTAAAGTTCCTGAAAATGATGTTCTTCCAGCAACAAAAGATTTAGTTGCATCTGTTAAAGCTGTATCTTCTACAACATCAGCAGTAGTTTCTAATGTGAAACCTGTAAGTTCGCCTATACCTGTTCCACCAGCAGTAACTACTCCTTCTTTTCCGTGATGTGTTGCCATTTTTTATCCTTATTAGTTTTTGGTTTATTTTCTTGCTCTTGTTTATATCCAAGTGCAATAAAATTTTCAAGTTGAGTTTCGTTTATTACAACTTCATTCCCATCTTTGTATAATTTAATATCTTTAGCCATAAAGTCTTTTACTATTTATCATCCTCATCGTCAATATCTTCATCATCCATATCTTCATCAAAATTTTCTTCTGAGTCATCTTCCCATTTTTCATCTTCATCATCTCTTAAATCAGCTAACAAATCTTTAACTTCTTCACACATAATAGATTCTTTGTCATGCAATTTTTCAATACTATCTATTTTCTTTTCTATTTTATCAATAATTTTATCTTTTGCCATATCTTCTCCTTTTCTATGGTGTACCAGCTTGGAACTCATAAGTACATCTAACAACCATTCTTATACCACCAATAGGAAACAATGTACCCTCGTCTGTCTCAACACTTGTAACTTCTGTATCAAGTGCGTTGTTACTTCTTGTAATATCAGATTCTAAAGCTGTTTCAATAGCTGTAATCAGTTGATTTCTTAATGTATCTATATTTGATTCAGCACCTTTTACAAATCCTAATACTAC